GTGTCAGTGTCGCCAGCGCCAGCGCCGTCGTTAAACTTTAGATAATTGCTATCTAAAATTTCTTGTTTTTGAGATGGTTTCAATGAACCAAATGTTGGAGTTATACTCATTTTTTTAAATTTTGTTAATTAAATCTTCTAGTTTTTACTTTTAATTTTGAAGAGTCAGCACCAGAAATAGCTTTAACTTTTAAACCATTAATAAACACATCTCCACTACTAGTTTTCCTAGGCTCTGTTGAAATGTTTTTTGATTTAACCATAACATCTCTAACAGCGTCGGCTTTGCCTTGCTCGTAAAAATGTTGTGCTATCGTATCAGCGTTTCTAGCAGCATATAAAGCTTTGTGGTAACCTTTAGTATCTTTAACCTCTCCTTTGTCATTTAGGAACGTCCCAATGAAGTCAGAGATATTAGATTGTGCTTCTGCTACCTTTTGTGGATTTTTAACACTGTACCTAAACTTGCTTTCACCAACATTGAAATCAAAACCTTTGAAGTCGTCAGTTAATAGTTCATTAGTACGTTTTAAAAATTCCGAGTGTTTTGCTTTACCAGCTTTTTGCTCTTCGTTATATCTGTTAAAAAAGTCAGTAGCTTTTTGTTGATCTTGAGTTACGCCCGGTCTCAACTTGATCTCGTCGTAGTATCTACTCTTTGTTTCCTCTAAAAAGCTTTTGGCTTTTGCAACTTCTTCTTTAAATGCAAGTTTCTTCTTGCGTATGTCTCTTTGCTCATCTAAATCTTCATCATATGAAAAATCTTCTAACATGAGACTTATATCTTCACCTTCTAAATAAGGTTTAGTTTGTTTATAATATTCTTTTAATAGTGTTTCGTTGTCGACGTTTGAGTAATCAGCACTAAGTCTAACATAGTCACTTATATCACCACCAGTCTCCTCCATAAAAGAAACTAGCTTTTCTATGTTTTCTGGTAAAGATTTACCAACTACTTTTTCATCTCTAATAGCTTCTTTATATTCTGCTTCTACCTCTTTAACCTCTTCCTCAACCTCTTCGATTAACTGTATAGGCGAGTCGTTTTCAACAACTTCAGCCACTGGTTTTTCAATAGCAGGTGCATCATCTTCTTTTATCACTACTTTTGTAACCTCTGGCTCTGTATCGATTAAAGGTTCTTTCATGCTCACCTTTGTTACGTTGTTTTCTGGTGTAGCTAATTTTTTAGGTGTCTTTCTTTTTTTTAATTTAAATTCACCTTCTTGTTTTACTGTTTGTTCTGACATAATATAATAATATAAAATTAATAAAGTTTTTTTATCTAAGTTAGAATTGTTCTAATCCAAATCCACTTAGTGAGTCAAAACCTGAGGACTCAAAATTCTTTGGAAGCTCGTCGTTTTTACGTTGCGCTATAAGCTCTGACTGCTGAGTAGCTTGTATTCTAGTTCTTTCGTCTTTACGATCTTCTATATCTTTTTCTTTTCCTTTTTCAGCATCAGCCTTTGCTTTAGCTAACTGAACGTTGTAATTAAATTCTTCAGCCATTAGCTCTTTCTTAATTTGAGCCTCAGCCTGCATACGCTGCATTTCAAATTGAGATTTACCCTGTTCTATTTGAAGAGTTGTTTGAGCTAACGCTTGTTGCTTTTGCACTTCAGACATAGCCGCCTTCTCAGCCGCTTGAGCATTAGCTTGAGACTGCGCTTGTATATTCTCCATCTGCACTTTTTTATCAGCCTCGATCTTCTGTTTACGCTTTATCTTAAGCATTTGATTAGCTAACTTGATGTTAGATATTTGCCTTAAATCTATAACGTCTTCAAGATCAATACCTCCAGATTGTAAAGCTATCTGTATGTTCTTTTCAAGAACCTGTCTTTCTTCTTCATCAGGCTCTAGATCTAAGAATATACCAAACTCATGTATGTTTAGTTTTTCTATTTGCTCTAACGTATTTACATTAAAACTACTTATAGAGTTCATTAACGCATTTTTTGTTAACGGAAAGTTTAACATATCTGCAGCTCGTAGACTTATATTTTCACACACTCTCACTGTTATATACATTAATGATTGTAGTATATGCTTAGTAGCTGTGTTAGATGCCGCTGCCGCTAATTTCTGTAAACCAACTAATGAATCTTTTGTTGGTTGGCTACCGTCTCTTGCTTCGTTTAAACCGGTCACATCTCTTATCATTTGTAAATAATATTGATAAGTTTGTATAAGCGCTTGTATCTTGCCTATACCTGACGATGTTTGTAATTCTTGTATTGGTACTTTACCTCTATTAATATCTCCGTCTTGAGTAAGTGATCTACCTACTATACTACCAGTTTGGAAATACATATTAAGTGCTTCTTGAGCGTTATAGTTTGTTCCATTACCAAGATCAACTTCAGCTAAACCATCTACATCCACAAATACACCGTCTGGCACCATACGCGCTAATACTTGTTGTATTTTTAAATGAGTTAACTGTATCATGTCAGCAAAACCTATACTCTTGCTAACAATACTTTCTACTCTACCTTTATACATCCTAGGCGCTGATATAGTGTAGTTCATGTTCACCTTGGTCTGATCACTAAACGGTCTAGTCATGTTCTCAGCTAGCTCCCATTTTAACATTTTATCGTAGCCTAGTATTTTAGCGCCACTGTATAATACTTCTATAGATCTACTTACTCTATTGAAGTTATCACTTTCAGGTGGGTCAAATGTATCGTCTTTTTCTAAAGCTTTTTCAAGACCTTGATCAGTTTGTTTTATTTTAAATACTTGGTTACTGTATGTTTTATACTCAAAATACAATACCTGCACGTTATCATAGTTCCCGTCTTGAGCATTGTAGTTTCTATTTCTAGTAGAATCTCCAGGATATTGTTGTATTTCTACAAGATCTTGATCCGTTAAGCTTGGAAATTGCTTTTTAATCTCCTCTAAAGGCACGCTTTTAACTTCACCTATGTAATATATATCTTCAAAGTTTGGATCTTCTGTGTAAGAGTGTACTAGGTTTACTGGATCTACATATTCAACAGTAACACCGTTAGCTAAATTAAAATTAGTTTTACTAGCGCCAATACCTATAACAACTAGGTCTTGTGCAACTCTTTTCTTTATTTCTTCGTATTTGTTATAATCTAATACGTTATTTATAAGTTCTTCTTCAGCTATTTCTATAGCCTGCTTATATGTAAGTTGCATGTGCAACTCCAACTCTTCTTTACTTTTTGGTAATTGATCTTTAGGTGTATTAGTTCTACTTAAATCTATACCAAAGTTTTGCTGAGCTTCTTGTATTAAGTTTTGTGAAAAAGCATCCTCTGCTAAATCAGTAGCGTGTTGTGTTCGTTCTTTTACAGCAAAAGGATCTGATGCAAAAGATTTTATTTCATAACCTTTATCTGTCATACCGTTAACAACAATGTCAACAAATTTAGATAAAACAGCTACAGGTTTCCAGTCTAGGTTTAAGTAGCTTAAGTCACCATTTATAGATAACTCATCTTTGTACTTTTGAACAGATTGTTCTCCTCTAGCATATAATCTTAATTTATGAAAATATTGCCAATTACTAGCAAATCTACCACCTATATTAGTACCTCTATCTCCTTTAAACCATTCATTCTCTATAGCTCTACCGACAGCATAACCATACTCTAAAGTTTGCTTTTCTGCGTCTGGTACTACCTGACTAGGGAAAGAGCTATTTGTATTAGTATAAATCATTTATTTTATTATTTTTGAAATATTTCCATTGTTATCATAACGGTTGAAAGATAGTTGAACTTTTCTTTTTTCTACTTTGTAAGCTGGTGAATACTTGTTTTTATTACAAGCCATCGCGGCAAGGCCAGAGCTTATAGTAGCATCATGCTTTGTTCTATTATTAATATTGAATCTAGCCCAGTCTTCTAATGTTCTTTGCAAATACATTTGCCCGTAGCCTTCACCTGTAAAACCAACATAATCTTCTATGTATGTTTCTATAGCTGCAGCATGCGCTTGTTTAATATCTTCGCTGGAGTTTGGTATTCCACCTATTTCTTTCTCTGTAACTGAAAGTTTATTATATAACTTATCAGGTCTATTAATAGAAAAGTTTCTATAACCTCTTCTTTTTAAATAATACAGCAACCTAGGTTTATTATTCTCTGCCAATATAGGCATACCGTAAAAATGTAAAGCCATAAGTACATCTTCAAAAAATATCTCAGCTGTTTGAGGTCTAGCTATATATTCTAGGAAAAACATATTAGATGGGGCATTATCCATATTAAATTTAGTTAAACCATGTAAAGCTCCGTTAGATCCTCTTTTATCAACTGTACCTGATATATCATAGCTGTCACACCCAAAGGCACCTATATGTTCGTTGCCAGGGTATTTAAGCCCGTTTTTTACTATAACATTATTCTGTAGGTTAGCTGATGGAACCCATGAAACATAAAACCTACCATTATTGTTTGGCTTAAACTCAACCACAGTGTCCTTAACATCACCTCTCCAGTGGAAACTACCTCTAGTTACTAGACTTTTATTTTTAACCTCTTCGTTATAATCTATTTGCTCATATATCTTAGTTAGGTTATATAGAGATAGTTTAGCTTCATCTCTAAAAGCATGCTTTTCAGTTCTTGGAAATTGTCTGTAATATTCGTTTAAACCATCTTGGTCGTTCTTTAAACCTTCAACTTCATTTTCCCAATGCTGTATAACACCTGTTTTTATTAGTTCATTACTCGGATCAAAGGTTTTTTCACTTGGCGCATCGAATACAGGTACTCCATAAGCGTCGATGAATCCTTCGTAATTCCATTCCATAGGTATGAACAAACTATATAATCCTGAGCTAGTCTGTCCGTTGCGGTTTCTCTCCCTGACATCTGAAGCATAGTATAATTTTTTAAAATTAGAGCCACCTTTATCTAAAGCGTTTGATGTTGAACCCATCATACACTTACCTACGATCTTAGAACCTAATCGTAAACAAGTTTTTGTAACTCTCCAGTTGTTTAATATATTTGTAGGTCTTTCCCATTTACCACTTTCATCGTGGATTAATAGTTTTAATTTTTCCCCGTCGTACGAGTTATCACCCGTGTTTTTCCAGTCGATCGTGGTATCGAGACCCTGCCTCTCTTCGGAAGCAATACCTTCGTCGAGTTTTTTACGGGTAAGTTTCGAGGCTGGGACCCTATAGGCGAGTTCCGTCTTCGGCCTGTCCATACCGTCCTGGATTGGTTTGAAGAAGAAGGGATAATTAACCGAGATGGGTACCACTTTATCAGTAAACATCTTTTTCGCATCTGGGCCAGACTTTGATAAAATTCCGAATCTGGAGTCTGTGGATATTGTAGCTTGATTAACCGTTTCGCCTGAGGCCATGAAAGAAAACCCTGACCGTCTGT